GCATATGTTGGTCCAATTCGGGTAAGTCTCTCAGGCGGATTTGGCGGCGGAACGGTAAAAATCCAAAGCAATGACCCGAATGGTACCGCTGTTCAGGTAGGAGATACCTTTACTACGGCTGTCGATAAGGCAGTAAACTTTAAAGAAGGCAGCACAAATGTTGTATCGGTTAACATTGCTGGCTCTACCACTCCTACGCTGGTCATCTGGATTCAAGGGCGGCGATTAGGACAATAAATTGACTACCGTAGTCAACACCGTTCAAGACACCGTTCAAAACCTGGTTGATAATGTAATTGAAAGTGTAGCCGGATTTACTGTGCTTGACAGTGACGGTAATGCATTCTCGGTTGGCCTTGTGGTACTCGATTCAGACGGAAATTCATTCACAGTTTCCAGTGCCGTTCTGGACTCTGATGGGAACAGTTTTAACCCAATTTAGGGAAACGTTATGGCCGCATTTGAACTTGTTTGTTTAAAAGAAGCTACGCCACAGCTTATATCGCCGGCAGCGTCTGCCGGGGACACGATTTCCCAGCCGATAACATTGCTTGGAGCATCCGGCAGGAAAGAAGCATTCAAACTGACCGTTACGGTCAACCAGTCAGGCACTGCTGGATACGATGTCGATTTCTTCAATGTCGTTGAAAGTGCCATAGGTAGCGGTAGTAAGTTCCTGTTGCGACGGCAAGTAGGGGGTGTTGATAAATTTAGTGTCGATAACACAGGTAGATTGCTTGTCGGTGATGGTTCAGCATCACTTCCGTCAATAGCTTTTGTAAGTGATCCAGATACAGGCTTTTTTCATACCTCGGCTAATACAGTGAATTTATCTGTTGGCGGTACGGCTCCTTGGCAATGGTCGATAGAGAATTTTGGTCCGGGTCTTACTATCACAAATGGGCCTCATATGTTTGCTGAAGAAACCTCAGCAACTAATCCAGTATTTGCTTTTGGAAGCGATCCTGATACAGGGCTTGGGAGCGCAGCGGCGGATCAAGCTTCAATTATCGCTGGCGGTGTTGAAGCATTACGCTTATCCGAAGCATCCAGTCAAATTTTGGTGCAGGATTCTCTCCAGGCTGGACTTACTGCTGGGACGACTCAAACCCAAGCAGGTGGTCTACAACTCCTATCTTCTTACAATGAAGTGGCCACAGTAGCCAATCAGGATGATACCGTGGTGTTGCCCGAAGCGGTTATAGGACGAGGATGTACAATCCGCAATAACGGTGCTAACAGGATACAAATATTTCCAGCTGTCAATGATGATCTAGGTGCCGGGGTAGACCTTGCAACTACTTTGGAAACAAATGAATCAATTATTTATCGCGCTTTTGACGCAATCAACTGGCGTCCCGAGTCAACCACTTCAATTGTTCATGCCGAAATGCATGATGAAGATAACACCGATGCATTTGTGGTTAACGATGCTGGTGGTGATTTCCACGCTTACCACACCAATGGGTTAGTCATTGGTGATGCCCAAGGCTGGACTTTTGATGCCGGTGGCGCGGGCACCTCTCACGCCATCACGGTGATTGCTGATGGGGCGGCTAGTGGCGTCGATATTAAAGTCACCACGGGTACGGCTCATGGTTTGGCGGTAGGCGCTATTATTTCGCAGACCAATCTAGCCAATGCCGCTTATGTTGGTTTTTTTGTGGTTAAAGCGATTATAGACACGACCAACTATGAAGTGGCGGCGGTTTTTACCGCTACGGGTACCGGCACGATGGACGAGGCAGCTACCTTAGTTTGCGGGGTGGGGTTTTCCGGCGATTACCAAGTTAGTTATTATTCATCCGCCACCACTGCCACCAACAATGAAACATTCGATTTCGTGCTGAACAAGCAAGCTGCAAATATTGTCGGCACCAAGGTCCGGCGTAAATTTGGCACAGCAGCGGATTTTGGTTCATTCTCTGGTGGTGGAGTTGTAGTCATTGCCGATAATGATAAAATTTCTCTCGCTTTGAGTAATGAGGACAGTGGTGGAGATCTTACCATTCGTAACCTCAATGTTATACTTAGTAGGTTGTAATCACAGAAGCAGATTAATGGCAGACTGAACCATTACAGACTCAACATAGGATTAAACCATGCCGACCACAACCATTGATTTCACAACCGATTTACTCGATCGCGCCAAGGTCGCCGTTGGTAAACGACAAAATCTGCAAGACTTATCCGATCCTCCCGTACCGCGTGACGGAACTGGGGCTGAAGTCAAGCAGACCATGATTCGGTTATTCAAACAGTATGTCCAGGAATTTGAACTGCAAGAAAAAAGGAACGCTCAAACCGTGGCGGATTTTGACCCGACTTGAGACAGCTACCACCCGCAAGTGAAGAGGAATTACAGGCACTGGGAGTCTTGCTTGATGTCGTGCAAAAACTTTTGGGGCGGCAGTTGGCAGAGTTAGGACTACAATGCCCACCGAACACAATAGCAATGGCAAACAATGCCATCGTTTGGAAAGACAAGATCGAGGCTTCGGAAGAAATCGAAGAAAAACCTAAAGCCGGGAAAAAGAAAAATTGAATTCAATTGGTGATTTAATATGGCGGCACTTGAAGTAGTCGGACTAAACGAATCAACTCCGCAACTTGTGGCGGCACAATCGGGTGATACTTATAATTTTCCGCGACCTGTTGTTCTAACCAACGGCATGTTCCGTGGCAGCACCACAGCAAGCCTTGGAATTAGTGGCGGCAGTACCGAAATTCTAGGTGCGAATATAATTCTATATGGCGAAGGCCATGCAACCAAAGCGCATGACATCGACTTCATGAAAGACGGAGCGATTCAGTTTTTTTATGATGCTTCGCTATTTCGATTTGATTTTAAGGGAGAAATCGTTAAATGCACCAAAATAGTAATGGATGCCTCAAACGGCATTGTTCATATAGCGACTACTAACTTTATGAATCTTTCCGGCGGCCCTTCAATTACTTCAGGTGCCAGCTTGTTGCTATACGGCCCAAGTCACGCCACGCTTGCCAAGGATGTTGAGTTTCGGTCTGATGCAAATATAGAACTGCATTACGACGATTCTGCGTCTATTTGGGATTTCAACGAAAATCAAATCGTAATTGATAAAACCACGGCAGATGCGGCATTTTTCAACTTGAAAGCAGTAATAGGTGCTGATGCTGTTTCTGCCATTTCAAGTCTGACTACCTCTGGCGCTGTGACCCATCATCTGCAATATGAGATCAATGGCACGACATTTTGGATACCAGGCTCAACCACGGACCCATCATGAAAACATTAAAATTAAATGACAAAAAACTGCAATTTATTCTCGGTGCCGTTGAAGGTAAACCAGCAGGTGACACGACAAACGCGATTCTCAAGGGTGAATTGCTGATTGAACTCGCTCAGCTATTGGAAAGCAAAGACAAACCGGACTTAAAGGGAGTCAAACCATGACCGCTGAAGCCCAAGCCAGGGCTGATTTTACATAGAAATCAAAACAAAGGCCGGAATTAACCGGCCCTTGAGTTAGCTGGTGGCGAAGTGTTCACCGAGTATCAAAATCAGCTAGAGCATCCCGTAAATTGCCAAAATAGTGACCCCAGAAAGTTGATTGATTCATACCTTCCTGCCAGGTGACAAAAGGAGTGCCATCATTATGTGGTAGATAAACAAGAACAATACACGGCTCATTCAGCAAATAATCATCTGACGGATTATTTGGCCGCGTTGCTGCTCTGCGAGCTATTTCGATACGCTCTGGTAAATTATCAATATTGTTTAATTTCATTTTATTTCTCCTGTTTCATGGTTAAAATCTTAAATAGTCTCTCTGAAGTAGCAGACATATTGCAGTCTCCCGCTTCCCACATGCGAACGACTCGAGTTGATATGTCCCCCATAGCTTCAGCCATTTGCTTCTGAGTCCAGCCTTTAGCTATGCGGGCTTGGCGGATTTCAGTGGGAGTCATGGTAAATTGCTTTTTCCATTGCTTCTGCTTTGTGTTTTTCAGCGATTAGATAAGCAAGTTTGGTGCGGCGAGTTGAGCCGGCACGGGTATTTACCGTGCTTACACTAGTACGCTTAGTAATATTGTGATATCCCATAAACCTTTCTGGACCGATATTGTTACGCTTGAGAGCTGAGTTGAATTGAGCTTGGGTTAAATCTCTTGCCATTTGTTTCTCCTTTGGGTTATTGGTTCAGTGCTGTATTCAGGTCGGAAAGTATTTCTTTAGGTACATTGTGACCAATGACTTTCCAGTTTTTGATGATTGAGTATGTTTTGTTCAGATAAGGCATGAAAATATCAATACTGTTGCCTGTAATGGTTTTGCCGCCAAAAAATCTGGCTGTTACATTTCCGTTTTCAACGCTGATGATTTCGACTGCTTGATTTGACATTTCTTTTTCCTTTAGGTTGGTAGTTAGGCGGCGCATTTTATGCGAGGCTTATTCCAGAATTTTGAACAGCCGTGTGATATCATTTCATCTCTGTAACCACTAAGCACCTGGTAGACTTCTTCAGATACCCAAGAGCTGGAACCTTTATTATTTTTAGCGTCTTCATAATTCAGTGGGAAGCCTTCATAAGCAACCATTCTGTTCAATAGGAATGCATAAGCTTTCTGGTGCATATCATCACTAAAATCATTGGAGACTGACACGAATTTAACTTGTGGGATATCATCGCGGCGGCTTGAATATACATACAAGTCTTGCGAGGGATCAAAATGACCATATTCGAATTGGTCAGCAAACGATTTGATTTCTTTCATGACCCAAGGTGGCAAGTTGTCGACATAGACGCTGACTTCATTACCCATTGAATAACAAGAACAAGTAACACGGGCTTTAATGCTATGCTTCTTGAGTTCAACGCGGATCGCTTTGGCTGCTGCTGCATGTGTGGATAAGGACATTTGGTTCTCCTGGTTTTGTGACGTGGTGTTACAGATTAATTGCGTTTTGGATTACTTGTGTTTCCATAAATGCGCCATGCTTAACAATAACTCGGCCAATAATGGGGTCAATCTTTGCAACTTTGGCAGCGATGAAAACTGAAAGAACCTTTTCTGCATCGACTTTTGAACAGCCAGATATTGCAATGACGTTGTTAAAGAAATTTTCTTCAGCATTTACATAGCGTTGTGCGATTTGGTGTGTTCCGTTCATTTGGCTTTTCCTCATTTGGTGAAACCATTATACAGGAAGTAACTTCCTATTGCAACAGTTATTTCAAATTAATTTCAGGGAGGGTGTACAATAAAGAAATGGAACAAAGCACCCGTTTGAAAACGGGCGAATAACGGATGCCCTCATCAGATACACAATTCAAGAATGGAAACCCTGGTGGACCAGGCAGACCTACGAGTTGCCGTAACAAATTATCCGAAAAATTTCTAAGTGTTTTATCCGATGATTTCGGAGAGTATGGTGTTGATGTTATTAAGAAACTCCGGGAACAACAGCCTGCCCAATACTGTCAGGTGATCGGCAGATTGATGCCAAAGCTTATGGAACTGACCGGACCGGATGGCGGGTCGATTGATCTTAAATGGACAGTTGAAGTTATTAGTCCTGATGAAAAATAGCAGCCGTTATGATTTGGTCACAGGGAAAGTCACTGTTGTAACAACACGCGAACTCCAGCATGAAGAGCAAATGACCACGATGATAAAGCATGACATCGGCACTTGTGATTATGAATGCCGCTACACAGAGCCCTATGGCTGGGTTCCCGAGTGTGGGTGTACAGTTCATGATCTTTAGCCCTTATCCCTATTTGTCAGATGACCCAAGTTGTACAGGCTATGAACGCTGTCCAACATGTGATCATCCTTGTGCAGTGATTGAATTTGAAAAAGGGGCAGATGGGGTAATTCATTGTAATCATTGTCGATTACCACCTAAACCGCCAAGTTCATGATTAATATGTATTGTATATATTGTCGTGGTGAATTCACTGGCAGTTGTCGACATTGCGATCCGTCTGTGAATATCCAGACAAAACAAGTGCAACCTATTGGCTGGATTTGCCCGGTATGCCACAAAGGCAACGCGCCCCATGCAATGACCTGCGGGTTCTGCGTTAATGAGCCAGCAGAAACCGTAAGCAAAATTGGCAGAGATTATAAAATAATCAACGCTGCTACTCTTTGCAATATGTTGTTCTAGCTTCCATGAATGGGTTTAACTAAGTAATTATTAGACGATTAGTACAATTGCTATACAGCGATACCGGCTCCGCGGGGCCCCGAGACTAAGCGGTTGATTTATATACAAATGATTTTTTGGAATTTCCATGAATAATTGCGATCCAACATATACTGATTGTCTAATTCTGAACCAACAATCAATGACTTACGTGAATGATGCCTGATATGCAAAAGATTCTGTGCAAAGTGTATGCTTTTATCTGGCAGTATTGGTTGTGGAAAGTGCATACTTTTGGTGGGCCAAGAGAACGTCTAAAGGTGATCCATGTTAAAGGATGGCGAACCATGTTAGTCGAGGATAGATTCCACCTTCGTCAAACCATTACGCCGATGTTTGGCAAGTGGGATACATGAATAATGCCCAATATCCAAATCCCGACTAAGTTCCGGCCCGTACTGGATAGTATGCAACGATTCGTGGTGTTGTTTGGTGGCAGGGGCAGTGCTAAGTCTGAAAGTGTGGGGCGTTACCTAATCATGAAAGCCCAGACAGAACAAGCAGACATACTATGTGGTCGAGAATTCCAATCCTCGATTGATGATTCAGTCCACAAGCTGTTAAAAACATTAATCCAGGATAAGGTTCAAGTGGATGGCTTTAGAGTGCTAGAACACAAGATAGACTGCCTGAATGGGGGAGGTTTCCGGTTTAAAGGCTTTGCCCGCAATTCAAGTGCCGTGAAGTCCGCTCAAGGTTTCAAGTATTCATGGATTGAAGAAGCTCAGGCGCTTAGTAAAGAATCCATTCGTGATCTAACTCCGACCATTCGGGCAGCAGGATCACAGCTATTTTTCACCGCCAATCCCATGTCAAGTGCCGATCCATTCTCACAGCGGTTTATCGTGCCGTACCTGAAACATCTGGATAAAAATGGCGTTTATGAAGATGACATGCATTTAATTATCCGCATGAATTACCGTGATAACCCGTGGCATGGCGTATTGGAACAGGAGCGGGCATGGGACTTCGAACATTTGCCTCGCGCAGAATACGACCACATCTGGGAAGGTTCATTCAATGATTACGCTGAGGACGCTATCATCCCTGCCGAGTGGTTCGATGCGGCAATCAATGCTCATGTCAAACTTGGCTTCGAACCGCGCGGGGTAAAGATCATTTCGCATGATCCATCTGACAAAGGGCCGGATGATAAGGGTCTATGCTACCGGCACGGTTCCGTCATCTTGGATGTACAATCCAGGGACACAGGTGATGTGAACGAGGGTTGCGATTGGGCGCTTGACTACGCCATCAATAAGCAAGCCGATGTTTTTATCTGGGATGCAGACGGCATGGGATCGTCATTGCGCCGTCAAGTCTTAAGTGCAATTGAAGGGAAAAAGATAGATCATGTAGAGTTTCATGGTGCGGCTGCTGCTGATTATCCGACTGAAATCTACCAATCTGTAGATACGCACCCAGACACCACAGCCAGAACCAATCACCACACGTTTAAAAACAAGCGGGCTCAATACTACTGGGCATTGCATGACAGGTTCTATAATTCCTATCTGGCCGTCACTCAAGAGAAGTACATCGACCCTGACAGTCTGATTAGCATATCAGCGGATATTTCCAATATGCAGGCACTGCGGGCTGAAGTGTGTAGAATACCAAAGAAATACAATGCAAATGGGTTCATCCAGATCATGAGCAAAGAAGAAATGAAGAAAATCCGAATAGCTTCTCCGAACATGGCAGATGCTATGATGATGAGTCTGGCCAATCCACCGCTGAAAAAAACACTAGCGCCGTTACAGTTTGAATCCGTATATGGATAATGTTGATGGGAATACTCCTCGAAAAAATTCGAAAGCAAAATGCCGCGGATTTGCGGAAAGCCAACTGTGGCGAGGGTAAAGAGAACACATGTAATTTTCCAGATAGCTTTGTATCTGAAATACTGACATTGTTGGATTTTATCGAGATCAAAGAAGACAGCACCCTTGCTAAACAAAGGTTTATCATTGCAGAGAAGCACGGTTTAAAGGTTGAATTTAGTTCATCCACTTCAGCAAGACTTCACTAATGGCTAATAATGTAAGCACAGCAAAATTCGTCAAGGATGACAGTCTGGATACAGGCTTTGAAAGTCACGATAATGTCATTCAACTTTTGAAAAAAGCACAGAGTGTTGAACATGATGTGCGCGATATTGTCCGTGAGGTTCACGACTTCTTGGATCAAAAAGATGGGCAATGGGAGGATCTTGCGATAGAGAAATTCTCGGGTCGGCCACGTTATACGTTCGATAAATGCAATGACTTGGTGGATGACATTGCGGGTGCAATGGAGCAAAATGATTTTGACATCCAAATCTTGCCAGCAGGGGGGGATGCAACACAAGACTTAGCCAAAACCTATGATGGTTTGATTCGCAATATACAAAACCTATCGAACGCAAATGACATTTACGAGGCTTCAGCGCGATTTATGGTGCGGGCTGGGATTGATGGCTGGCGGGTCAAACAGCGCTGGGGTGATAACAATACGTTTGATCAGGATTTGTTCATTGATCCGATCTCCGATTTTGTGGATAGCGTTTGGTTTGATCCAAGTTCCGTACTGGCAACTAGGGAGGATGCGCGCTATTGCTTTGTGTTGGAACCAATAAGCAAAGTGGAGTATAAGGAGCAATTTCCCAAAGGGTCCGGGCAATCCATTACCACGGATCAAGAAATTCAACGCGCATCTGATCGAAAGCCAGAAGAAATTATTATTGGTGAGCTCATTTATAAGCAAAAAGCCAAGCGGCGCATTGTAGAAATGAATAACGGCGCTGTTTATATTGATGATGCTAAGTATCGAAAAATAAAAGATGACTTGGAAAAGAAACAAGGGATTGTTGAAAAGCGGGACCGTATCCGCGAAGTAGACGAAATCAAGACCCGCTTATTTGATGGCGGAGATTGGTTGACTCCCCCACAGGATACCGTGTTTGACATATTGCCGATTGTGCCGATCTATGCCAATTGGTCCGTACGTCAAAGTGTGCCGAATTACTGGGGCATAGTGACCAAGAAACTGGCCCAT